GGCGCACAAAGGGTAAGCAACATCAGACTTAGTTGGTGGAATCTGATCTATCTGATAGCCACGAACCAGCAACCCTGTTTGTGTGGCGTGCGCAGGTTGTGGTGCGAACAGTGCGAATAACGCAACAGGTAGAAAAACTAGCCAGCGTGAACGCACATCAGGCTTCAGGCGACCATTCGGTAGCCGTGTTACCTTCAGCAACCCACGCTAGATATTTCTGATAGTCGGAGTTTGCAGGATTAATCGGAATATTTGCATTATCTTCGGTACGAATAATTATCGTGTTTGTAATGCCAAAAAAATTGGTATTTTGTATAAAATATTTACTCATAATTCAGCCGATGCTTTGTATGAACCAGTAAAAAGAGTTCTTGTAGTTGAACTAGTGCGAAATGCTTGAAAACCATCCGAACCAGCAGCCTCAATAGTTATTGCTTCCACAGCACCACCACCAGTTGATTCGTAAAAAGTGGCTTGTCCAGATGTTCCACCCAAACCACTGGCAGAGTAATGAGTAACTGTGGCATCGGTTCTCATCGTGGTTGGAAAAAGAATTCGTGCAGCATATGAATTTGCTAAAGCGGGACTTAGATTCATATAGTGAAGCGAATTTTGATAGTAGTACCGTTGGCACTTAGCAAGCGTTTCACTAATCTGCTCAAACTCAAATGGTGTAGCAACAGCACCAGCCTCCAACTGGATGCCAGTCACCTGCCAATAGTTGTTGATAGCGGAAGCAAGGTTTGTTTGACCTACAACACGATTAGCGTTCGTATTCGCTGCCCAAGTTGTGTTGAGTGTCCCTGATGTGTAAGTTGTTCCAGCACCAAGCCAAAAGTTGCATCCAAGAGCCGCAGCGTTGCTGTTAGTGAAAGCACCAGTTGTATCTGCAGGGAAAGTGATGGTTTTCTTTTCCCATGTTGCTGAAGCAGAAACAGTGTATGAAGCAGATACCTGACGAGTGTTACTGTAATCAAACAATTCAAGAATGTAAGTTCCTGTTACATTTGATTTGACCCAAAACGAAACACTGAATTGTTTTGCTGAGGATGTTCCTTTTAAGAACTGTTGAACATTTTGACCTTCAAGGTATTGATGTACTGAAACAATGTCGCCAGCAGCAGGTGACGCATCAGCAGTAGTGCAAAGCATCTTTACCGAATTACGCAAACCTGAACCTGTAGGCGCATCTGTTTCCAAACTTTGAGTCCATGTTCCCATTGATGAAACGGTTGTGCTGATTCTGTCTGCCGTGTAATAACCAGTAGTCGTAATGCTTGCTGTTGATGTTCCTCGTTGTGCAACCTGCATAGCACCGTTGATAATCACATTACGGTTTGACAGGGCTTGCTCACCAATATCTGATCCAAGCAAGTTCACCCAAGATGAACCGTTATACAACCACAAGGTGTTTGTGTCGGTTGTGTAAGCGAACATTCCTTCAGCCAATGTTGGTTCGCCAGCACCACCGAAGGCTGCATCACGGGTTGTCGTGGATGCGAACCGCATAATGGATTGATCCATTAGGAAAGTATTGACCTGATCTGCAGTGAGAACACTGCCACTGGTAAAGAGTTTTGCGCCTGCGCCTGCCATAATACCTCCTAGTGTAACACTCAGGTCAGAGCGTTAGTTGAATCCATGACCCCATAAAGGCTGTCATCCAAAATAAAAGCGTACACCAAATCCGCTACCGCTAAACCATATTCCACCGTATGCGAACTAGGCGAAATCACATGACGAATATTCTCAATACTGTAATCCTTAGTGACGCTTGCTGGTGTTCCAGTTGGGTAGGTGCGTGTGATACGAACCACATCAGCAATATCAACAGCAGTCAAAGTCTGTTGATTGCCAGAACTTAACGGATTGTAAATCGTTTGGATACGGTCAAACCTGTATTCAGGTTCTTTGTATCTATCCAGTAGATCGGCTGCCAAAGTTAATGCTGCAGCATCATCCACCAACAGCAACCCTGAAAGGCTAAGTGTAGAAATCCCATATTCAGTTTGTGACGCAACATCATTAGCGATCTGATCTGTACCACCCTCAACCTGACACACCACCTTGTTATATAGGAACTCTTGACCATACATAACTGACAGGCTGGTGTAAGGGATATCTGTTCCAGCGTCAGAGAAGTATGCGCTAGGTGCTGTGAACGAGGCTGCGATACGGTCAGTGAAAGTTAGATCACCATCTGCAGCGACAAAGAAATATCCTTGCTCACTGGTAGCAACGGACTGCAGATAGGTCAGAACATTGGTGTTGGCATCTATTGCGAATGTTGCACCACCACCCAAAGTTGCTGCACCAGCATCAATATCCCTAGTCACAGGATAATTCACTTCAGGTAAATCAAGAATGGATGTAACCCGTGTACCAGACAATTCCTGTGTAGGTGTAATGGCGTTCTCTGTGAAAGTGTTTGCCAGTAGCACGAAGTCATCTGCAGCCGTGATCGTCACATAACTGTTCTCGCTAGTCGCATTAGGGTTGTTCGGCTCATAGGAAACATCAATGTCTGTGATACGCCCTGTAAATAATTCAACACCGTCAGAGAAAATTGTTACCTTTCGGCGTGGTGTAACACCTGATTTCCCTGTTGAAACATCCCAATATGGTGAACTCTCGTTGATTGGGTCAAACCTTCTGTCACGATTCAACAAACGAACAGTGCAAGTGCCAGCGTTAAAGTTCTGCAACTGATCAGAACGACCTCTGCTAATGCTTATCTCTTGACAGAACTGTGAAACATCATCACCGACCAATGTGCCACCGAAAATGTCCTCATCTAAAACACCATCCTCTGCAGAGTCCAGCGTGAAAATATTGACTGGGAAACCCAATTCCATGAGAACGGTGATTTCCTCACCCCATGCCATAGGTGTCATAACTAAGCAACCTTGAGTGGCAGCGCACCATTCCTGCGCTGATATCGAGTAAGCACATCAACAATCTCGTCACCAAGTTTCGCAGGATCAGTCCCCATACCAGCGTTGATTGTCACATTCACTGTCATACCAGAATCCAAACGATCAAGAGGAATCACTGCCTCTGCACCAGCCTCACCAATAAGCGCACGGGTTGGCTGCGTCACAATTCCACCAGTCGCAAACGGAGTGAATCTACGCATTTCTAGTTCATCAGCCTGCGTTGATGTAAGCGCACCACGAGCGACAGCAGCGTCTAAACCAGCCCTTGCCCAAGATGAACCAACAGAAGCAGCAATGGATGAAGGTGAACCATACTTTGCTTCTGCTGCAGCACCACCAGCACCACCAACCCTTGCCAAGCGTGCTTTCTCCTCTGCTTCCGCTAAACGATCAACTGCTTCGGTCTGTCTTTCAATCGCTTCAGTGACCGCATCAGTTGCATCAAGTTGTGATTTCTTTGCATCATTAAGTTTGTCTAAGGCTTCTGTGTAAGCGTCACTGCCTACCTTCGCACCATTAATCGCCTCATCCAACAATGTCTCTGCTTCAGCAAGTGCATCCGTAGCCTCAACCTGTGCCTCTGTTGCATCCTTAACAGCAAGTTTTGCTTCAGCCAAATTGATCTCAGCCTCACGAATAGCCTGCGCAGACGATTCAGGATCAAGCCGAATAGCAGCAAGTTCTTTCTCAGCCTCACCAACAGCGAACACTGATTCCTCGACATCATAACCAGCACGCTCAACAGCACCCTGCGCCTTACGCAAAGCCAACTGACGATCCTTAGCCTGCTGACTGTTCGCACCATAACCAGCAATCACCTGATTAAAATATGCCTGCGCATCAGTAAGTTTCAATGTTGCATCAGCGAGACTGGTGCGAGATTTGATCAAAGACTTGTCAGCATCACGGGCAGCCTTCTGCGCAGAACTCATACCTTTCAACGCATCAATGTATTTCTCTAACTTTTCTTTCGCAGTCTCAACCGCTTTGGCTGCACCACCTGCAGCACCACCGCCACCACCTGCACCGCCACCAAGATTATTGAACGCCTTAACAACATTCTGAACGCCACCTTCCTTCGCAGCCATAGCACCAGTGACTTCAGCAACGCTACCGATCTGTTTGCGTGCGTTAGCAGCAGCAGTACCGATACGCCCAAACTCAACCTGACCGATCTTGCCAATCTCCTCTAACCCTGCGCCGAAAATATTGGCTGCCTTGATCAGCAGGTTGATACCAGAGATGATGCCGTTGATCACCGTGATCCACACATTTAACCAATTCTCAATCACGTT